CAGTAAAAACTCTACCTACTGTTGAGCCTATTACACAGCCAAAAGTTGAACAGCCTCAACCAAAGGTAGAACAACCAACATTTAAAATTAAAGACAAAACAGGTAACGTAGCACCTATACCAGCAGATGAGTTTGAAGGTCTTACTCCTAGACTTCGTATTATAGTAGAAGATTTCAATGCCAATGGGATGGATATTGCCAAAACCGCGAAGTCCCTTGGTATCTCAGAAGCTAACTTACAGGCATCTTTAGATTCTGTTCGTTCTATTACTAATGTTCTACCTACTAATGAAGGTGCTGTATTAACTTCTCCAAAGACTCCTAAAGCTAAGGCAGAACCGACAGGACCAAAGTTATTTACTACTGAGCCAAAGAAAGGTAAGCCAGGTTCTACTCAAAGATTAGCTTATGTTTCTTGGGCACATGGTCAGACTGTAAAAGAAAAGGTCGCTAAACTTGCTAAGATTAAAGGGATGCCTCCTGAGCAAGTTGATTGGGAAAGAGATTGGGCTACTAAAACAGAAATAAGGTCTATTGCAGAAGCAGAAGCTAATATTGAACATTTTAGACAGAGAGAGATTACTGCTGCTGAAAACTATGAAAAGGCAGTTCAAGCTGCTAGGTCTGCTAAAGCTGCTGCTACTCCAGAGGTAGATACTTCTGTTGTTCCTAAGCAGGTTGTAAAGGAATTGCCTCCTGTTGAACAACCAAAGACAGAAGAACCAGTTAATCCTCATGCTGAAACTATTAAGAAGCATGAAGCTACCAGAAGTTTATCTGAAAGGTATAGAGCTATTGTAGCAGAGATGGATGCTACTGGTGCAAAAGATGTAGAATATAGAGATGTTCTGTCTACTGGTGGTAAGGCTGAATTAAAGAAGGGTGAAACCTGGAGAGGTAGAGTTCTTAAGTTTGCTGATATGGCAGATATTGCCAATAAGCGGATGAATCTACCAGAAGTAGAAACGTCTGTTGTTCCTAAAGAAGTAGTAAAAGAACTTCCTAAAGTAGAGTCTCCTATTGAAGCTAAACCAGAACCTATTGAAGGTGAGTCTGCTGTTGATTTCATTAAGAGAACTTTGAATGTTCCTATTGAACAATTCCAGAAGATACCAAAGGATGTTCAACAACAAGTTCTAAAGGAATGGAGAAAGGGACAGGATACTTTTAGAGGACCTGATATTGAACCTAAAGAAATGGCTGTTAGACCTAATGAAGACCCTTTTGAAAGAATGGAAAGAAAAGCTAGAGAGAAAGCTGAAGCAGAGTATATTCAAAAGGTATGGGATGGACAATCAGAAGTAAGACTTGGTGCAGATGGGAATGATGTAATTCATATCAATAAACCTGGTAGCTATTTATCACCTGAGAGTAAAGCTATTGTTGAACATTCCCCTGCTTTTAAGAAGATGGGTAGTGCGTTAAGACAGGCCACTAATATCATATTAGATGCTATTGAAAGACCTCTTGCTGACCCAACAGATAAAATTGGGAAGGAAATGTTTCTTATTAGAAAGAGATTAAAGAGATTAGGATTTGCATTTACCCATCCTTCTGGAGAACAATGGGGGGTTAATGTTTCTAATCCAAGAGTTAATTTTGCAGAACATAAAAAGATAAAAAGTATAGAGAAGATGTTTAGAGAAATGGATATTGACCTTGATACTATCTATCAGAAATTAAATTATGAATTTGGAGCATTTATTGATTTACCATATATGACTCAGTTATCAAAGGGAAGACCAGATAGTTTTATTGCTGATGTAATAAACACTCTTGAGCATGAATTAGCACATAATATAATTCGTGATGAAATGTCTTACTCTCATGGTGTTCGTATGGCAGCAATTAGAAGATTGTCTGCTGACAAATTACCAGAAATAATTGATACTTTAAGAAAGGGATTCTTCGATGCCAACGGACAACATTTTCCAGAGTTACTTGAAGTATTACAACAAGTTAAAGCAGTCCCTTGGATACCAAACAGCAATGAGTTCTTTATCCCGGGAGCAAGAATTGGTAAAGAAGGACCATCAAACATCAAAGGAAGACAAGGAGGAATTGAACCAAGTATTGGAGAAAGTAAAGCTTCATCTGTAGAGACAAAAGAAGCCTATGTTTCTAGAGTTACGGGATTAACTAAAGAGCAATTTAATAAGTTACCTAATAGAACTAGAACTGCTGTATTAGCTGGTTATGGTGCTTCTGGTGGTGGGAATAAGCCTCCTACTTCACCTAAAAAAACAGAAAGTGGAGAACCTCCAATTCCTCCTAAGAAAAAGGGAGTAGAACCAGCTACTATTGTAGGTAAGGTAGGTAGGATATTCTATAAGAAGTTCATGGAAGCTAATCCTAAGTTTAAGGAGATTACTGATAGACTCATTAAGCGTCGTAGTGCTAGTGAGATTATTGGTAAACAAGTTAGAGATGAGTTTAAGGATGAGATTGGTCATATTAGTAAGGATGAGATTGTTCCATTCCAAGAGGATGTAGAAGCTGGTAAGTATCCTAGAGTTAGAGAGTTCTTTGATAACCTTCATGCTCTATTAGAATCAAAGGGAGCTAAGGTAGGTTATAAGGAGAACTACTTACCTCAGATGTGGGATAATACACCTGAAGAAGTAGCTGCTGTATTTGGTAATAAGACCATGAGGGAGAAAGCATCCTTCCAGTTTAGGTCTTTTATTGACGATTATGCAGAGGGTATTGAGAAGGGTCTTAAGCCAAAGATGAAACCTCTTGAGCTAATGGATTGGTATGCTCAGAGAGTTAATAAGTTAATCGCTGACCGAGCGGCATTAAAGAGTCTGAGGAAACAGGGTTATCTTGTTCAGGCTAAGAATAGAACTTCTGGTATGCAAAAGATTGAGTCTAAGTATGGTTCATTCGAAGGATACTATGCAGACCCATCTGTTAAAGCTGTATTAGAAAACTACTTAGGTAGTCAGGAAAAAGTAGGTGGAGGTATAGGTCAAGCTCTTGCTAGGTTCTCAGGTAAGATGACTAACTTAGCATTATCTTCTGGCCTTGTTCCTAATAAGCCATTGTTCACCGCTCATGGTGCTAACATGGCCTTTCCATTTATGAGTCGTTCATTTATGGAAGGTGGTATTAAGAGGAATCTAAAGGCTCTTAAGTATGCTTGGTCCCCGGAAGCGGCTGGTAAGTATTTAGATGAGAATGCTAAAAAAGCTGAATATCTTACTAAGCGGTGGGGTTATAGAGGGCAGGTAGAGAATCCTTCACCTGGTGGTAATCTATTTGAAAATACTGAAGGTATATTTGGTAAGGGTAAGGAAGCGGCTAATAAGTTATCTGAATTACAGGCTAAGTATTTTGAAAAGCCTCTGTTCGATAAGACTATTCCTGCTACTAAATTAGAAGCTACTTGGGATAACTTCCAAAGGAATCTCAAGAAGGGAATGACTGAAGATGAGGCAGGTAAAGCTGCTGTTAAGATAGGAGATTCATTCTATTCAGGTAGGAATCTAGACCTGATGTATCATAACAAGAACTTCAATACCTTTGCTAAGATTGCAATGGCTGCTCCTGATTGGTTCAGGTCTACTGTTGATTTGGGTATCAATGTTCCTAAGTCTATGGTAAAGATTCTATCCAATCCTAAAGACCCACTTACTCAGGCTTATGCTAAAGCTGGTGGTAGGATGTTAGCTATCTATGCTGCTGCTAATCTTGCACAGAAAGCGGCTACTGGTAAGTTCATGTGGGAGAACTCTACATCTGACCAGTTTACTATGAAGTTAGGTAAAGATGTAGAGAACAAGAAGACCAGAGGCTTAAAGATATTCAACAATGCTGGTGACTTCTTTAAGATTCCAATGCAGATTGCTAAAGCTACTGTTGAAGAAGGTGGTGGTGCAGAGGTATTAGAGAGTTCATTAGAAGGACGAGGTTCACCATTAACTCATGCAGCTTTAGCGGTTGCTAGTGGTGAGGATTATAAGGGAGAAAAGAATATTGTTGGAACTAGAGATAGATATGGTAGGCAGGTTCCGACTGCTGAGAGATTAAGGAATACTCTATCTCAGACTATTAACTTTGGACCGCCACAGGCTGCTGCTCCTTATAACTATGCAACAGGTAGAATGACTGGAGAGGAAGCTATCGCTAGAGTAGCAGAAGCTCCATTAAAGTATGGTAAAAAGAAAAAGAATCCCTTTGCCTTTGAACCATTTACCCCTGTTCCTTCTAATAGGAGAGGTAAATCAGTCTGGGATTATGGGCGTTAAAAGTCACCCACAAACTCTACCTTTTCAGCCTTCAATCCTTTAGGACCGTTAACTGGAGTAAACTGAACTATTGGTCCTTTAGTGGTAATGGGGGGAGAGATTAACTTTAACTCCTCCCAATCTCCATTATAGTTTTGTGCATGAAAGAAATACTCCTTTCCTTCTTCATCAAGGATAAAGCCATATAGAGAAGGTTTGATATTCTTTACTCGACCTAACATCACTGACCACCCTTAGTCTTTCTCTCCCACCATTCTATACATCCTTTGGTGAGCTTATAAGTAATCTCTTTCCCGCCAGTTGTTTGAACTACGAATCCCATCTGACTTAAAGTTTCTACTATCTTATCAAGTTCAGAGCTATCGAACTCTCCAAAGCCTTTCTGCAATACTCTTTTCCTAGAGAGCGTATAGTTCTCAACCTGAAACATAATCATTAAGAAGGATTTAAGCATCCCTGATGCAGAGCTTTGTCCTTGCATCCCTGCCATTTGTCTAGCAGTATTACTTAATGATGAGCAAGCTGCAATAGCCTCTACTATATCATCCTCCTCTAATACCATATCCTCTTTGCGGCTTAATGATATACATGCTGCTATCTTAATAACATGGTCATTCATTCTGTCGTGGGTGCCAGTTCTATCATCCACTTCCATTTCTCTATAAGGGTAGAACCATTCATTATATACTTTCTTAGCACCAGATGACCATTTCATTGCTCCTTCTAATTTGGATAGTTTCTTAAGATAACAAGCTAACTTCTCATAATCTACTTCATCTTCCTTTTCTCCTTCTTCATATATCATACTGTTAGAGCGGTATCTCTTATCAGCGTTAATCAATAATGTTCGACCAATAAATCCACCACCTAAATGGGATTTATCTACTGTCATGTCAAACATATCTTGATTAGCTCCGCTTAGTAGAGTTAAACAGGGGAAGCGTAGTTTCTCAACAGGAGAGTTCTTAAGTGTATTAACCCATTCAGGATTATAGTGAGCATCGTATAAATCAGTAAGAATAGTAAGGGCATGGGTAGCTTCATATAACGAGGAAGCAAATTCTCCTGAGCATAAAAATCCCCTTGCATCTTTGAATGGTATGCTGCCATTTTCCTTAGCTTTGACAATAGCCAATTCCTTAATGATACCTTCAATGCTCCCCCTTCCTGATATAACTCTAGTATTGTCTACCATCTGAACTAATTTTCTTGCTACATTAGGACCAAATCCTTTACCTAATCCTGAACGTCCAATCAATAGGATATAAAGATTTGGCTTGAGTTTGTATGCCCCTTTGTTAATGACTATATTGGGGGAGACTATTGCACTTATTGTTGCTAATCCACTCCAATATATCCATTGTTTAGGGGTTTCGACAAAATCAGTTTCTTCTATCAATAGTTCCAGCCAGCTCATAATTCGCCTTTCTAGAGCTTAAGCTTTTGTAGGTCTTTGTAGTTATCCCCATATTCAAAGTCACAAGGTATTATCAGTGAACCTCTTTTAAGGGAGCAGGTAGAGAAGTCAATGGGTTGTTCTATAATAGGTCTTAGTTCCCTACAGATATCATGATACTCACCAATAGGCATAAGATAAGTAACACTATCGTGAGACTCGTTAACCATCTTAATCGGGTATTTCTTGTCGCGTATTTCCAATAGACTGTGAGTGAGTCTATCCTTAACAGTCGATTGAGGAATGAAAGCATAACTTTCCTTATATAGCTGTGGTCCTGGTCGGTCAAAAAAGCGGCGTAATCTACCAAATGGATTGATTAGTGCTCTCGTTGTATCTATTTGGTCTTTAACTTCCGCATGAAATACGTTCATAATACTAGGTGATGCGGCATGGAATCTCTCTAATATTACCTTAGCTGAGAAAGCGGATATAGTAAACTGAATGTGGAACCTACGACAATCACTAACAACCTGCTTCATAAACTCTTTCCATTGCATGAAGTAGTTGCCCGCGTGTCGTGTCTTTTTACCTATAAATCTTTCAGGACTATCCTTACCAAGAACATCAGCAACCGGGTCATAAGCATAGTCCAGGTTAAGTTGGCCTGTAAATAAAGCCAATGCTGCTGTTCTCTTATGAATGTCGATGTTGTCATATGCTTCTAATAGTTTCTTATCTTTAGACAACAGAGCTACGATTCGTCCCTCAGCTTGACTAAGGTCAATGTTAACAATGACATATCCTTCATCAGCAATAAGAATCCCTCTAATGTCTTGTCCGATATCCCCATGCTTTGTAAGTGTTTTGAAAGCGAATCCAATTTTGACTGGTCTAACGGGGGGTTCCAAAACACTGTCTGAACTTCTACCCGTTTCTGTTCCAGCGATTCTAACTTGTGTTCGCATACGGCCATCAAAGTCTGGCATTGCATAGAGATATGTTGATAGTGTCTTATTAACTCTGCGTATTTCGAGTATATCCGATAATATTGTTCGATAGGTGTCATCTTTTACCTTGTCTTTCAATAGTCTACTAATAACATCTTCATTAGTTCCGTGGTCGCGGTCAATAGGTTTAATTGCCATCTGCTCATATAGTAATTCCTTTACCTGCTTTGGACTGTTATAGTTTATATTCCTTCCTACTGCTACATCCAGCTTTACCTTAATATGTTCAGCCCATGTCTTATACTTACATATCAAGTAATCTCTAAGACCATCATCTACCCTAAATCCATTATATTCCATCTCATAATATAGTTGATGGAGCTTTGTGATATACTTATAGTAAAAACCTTTCAGGTCCGTCTTGTAAATATCTGAGAGTATTTCCAGTTCTTTCTCTTGAACCTCATCAACTTCACAATCCACCGCGGAATCTTTAGCATTATATAAAAACCAGCGGTCGATGTCGTGCTTTCCAAATATGAATTCTTTGCCTTCGTCTTTATAGTAAGGCTCTCTAGTCCAAATTGAACTGATGAACGCCAAACCAACATAAGGTATTTCCGGGTTGATAGTATGTGCTTTTAGAGAGGTGTCAGACTTTAGACCTTTGAATCTAAAGCCAAGCATCTCCAGTTTAGCCTGGTCAAACTTAAAGTTCTGGCCGGCTACTAATACATTCCTAAATAACCAATCTAACTTTTGCCAGATGTAGACGAGGTCTGTTGTTGGGATTGTGCAGAGTTCATAATTTCCGACTTTAGGGAAGAGGGGGATTGAGATGGCTTCATATCTGTTCCAAGCAAGACTAACACATCCTGCAACTGTTGATTTAATTGTCTCAATGTCTGCAAAGACTCTATCCCCGCTTTTGATGTTCCTATCAATAAACCTTGATACGTCAACACTATTTCTTGCAATAAGGAGTGACCTTTGAGGTAGGTCGCAGCCCACTGTCTTCGATTCAGTGATTGCTCTTTTGATGTCATTTTGAACTACCCATTTCCAGACGTAAGAGAACATCCCTTTGTTTTCATCATGGTCTTCTGATTCATCGGAAGCTCTAACTAAATGACCAGGATGTATTGTTCCTACTACTTTAGAGTCTCCTACTTGACTAGGTAATATTGAACCCCTGTAAAGAAGTATCTTACTAAGTCCAGAAACACATTCAAAAGCAACAGGGCCGATAGCAAGGATACAATTAGGGTTAATAGAAAGGATTTCTCTATAGAGTCTTTGCTTTTCCTCATCCGGGTCACATACAGTATTGATTTGTTTTACATCATTAAATGGTGGTCGGTATCTATATACGTTAGTCAACCAGAAATCTGTTTTCCAATTTGGATGACCTAGTTCTGTGAATATCCTATCTAATAATTCTCCTGGTGCTCCGTTAAATGGTTTCTCTAATCTATCATCTGTCTGGTTGGGGAAGTCACCTAATATCAATAGTTTAGAGTATGGATTCCCTTGGCCTGGCACCATGTTTGGCATATTATTTAAACTTTAGTGACTTATAGTGAGTTCCCTTTTTAATGCTATCATATGTATTTGTTGATTTGTCGCCTACATATAAATGCAAAGGGTTCCAACATAATGTATAACCACATAGTGAATCATTGTGGCAAGCAAGCCAAGAATCATTATACTTTAGCTTTAGAAATATACAAAGTGACAGCCTGGAAACTATATATGTTTTTCTATTTATAGTAATCTTTCCATATGGTTTGTTTCCTCCATCATCAATAGCTCCAGTCCATATCCAGTGATTACCTTTAACAGAACTGTGTTTCCAAAGTCTAGTTAAAACTGGTATATTACTTTCTAAAGTATTCCCTAAAACTAAAATCATATTCCTGCCCCACAATCAGGGCACTTAACATTCTCTGGTTTATCGCTCATTGAGCTTCTCCTTTGGATGACAAACATCACAAGTTTGATATATCTCACAATCACATACTGGTGGGTCAGAAATCATACATATAATTAGTTGCTTATGAGTCTCTGTCTTTTTTGATTCAGGCCAATTAGCAAAGTTTGTATTAGCTTCTAGCCAATCAATAAACTCCTGCATTCTGTCGCTTAACAATCTCACTGTTTAGTTCCTCCACTTAGAGAGGTTAACACCTCCATTAGCTTACCTTCAATAGCAATTCTATCCTTATCTGTTAGGTTCTCTATTCCTTTTATGTCCAAGTAGCAATTAAGTCCACACATATAATGGCAAAAAACTGTTACGTGCATTTGCCCAAATGGTAATGGACCTGCTACATTAACAGGAATAGATAGGTCAGTTGATTCTAACTGAACTCCACATATATAACAGAAGAAGTTACTCATTGTTCACCGGGAACTGCAATATAAGGTTCAGGTGGTTTAGTCTCTCTAACAGTAGCAGCTTCTACCTTGTTATGTAATGTCTCACGTTTATTACGCAACATATAGTCTGCTTTCCAAATTGTAATATATGTGATAGTATCGTCGAAAGTATCCTCAGCTGATTCATTTTCTGGACGTTTAGTTAACACAATAGTTAATCGTGCTAGCTTGATACCAACTATAACAGCATAGACTTTATCTCTAGTGTTCTGAAAAAGAGAACTGAAATAATCTGCAAATTCAAAGTTATAGAATGGTCCTCTATCACCAGCGTAATCTTCATTCTTACGTCTATGCAGTCCTTTTAATTTTTCAAAAGTTTCAATAACACCAGGGATATTTGGCATCTCTTTAACTCCTCTTTCTTCTAAGTTCGTTTTGACAAATGCTGCAACTTCTTCCACTACTGTAGAATCTATCATACAAATGTCCCTTACTACAGAGGGCTTTGTTATTATTAAAGTGTGTTCCCTTCTTAATAGAATCTAATGCGTTACTACTAGTGGTTCCTGCATAATGGTGAATTGGATTCCAACATTTTCTATTAGAACATAACTCATCAACATGACATGCTTTCCAAGATATATCTTTATATTTTAACTTTAGATAGATACATAAAGATAAACGATTAAGTTGCCATGTTGTTCCATTATAACGTATAGAACCATTCTTACTTCCTGTTTGATAGACCCAACAACCTGTCTTGTCATCTATTGTTGTCTTGCTCCATAATAGGTCTATCAAAGTTATATTCATTCAAGACCCCAAACATAACCATTAGGAGAAACAATATAGACTTCCTTTTTGTTTTGCATGGCATAACGAATAGTCTTCCACGCTGGTGAGTCTTCGTATTCATTGAAGATTTGCGGGATACCAACTAGTATCTCACAATCATCAATCATCTTCTTGTTTCTATCTCTTAATGGAAGGGAAGACTGGACAATCTTAGCTCCATTATACTTATCAATATCATGGCTATTACCAGCATGAGGATAGACCTCTACTGGAAAGCCTTGTCCTAATAGAGAAAGGAATATATCGTAATCCGCTTCATCCCCACCTAAGACAAAGATATGCTTTTCCTTATCAAAGATGGGCAATAGATTACGGAATCCCTCTAGCTGTTTGCGAGTAATGTCAAAGCGACTGGTAATGACAGAGATTTTGTTCATGATTCTAGGAACCGCCTTAGTTTTTGTTTTTTCTTTAGGTAAGCGTATGCTTCGTTTCTACTCCCGCACTTTTCTATTTCTGGATAGACTTTAAGACCTCGAATTAGTAACATGCTAACCCCAACCCAGGACTTTGACCTACTAATAAGATTAGCTAAGTCACGTATAGACGCAGTTTTCCCTAGATTGTCTAATCTTAATATTAGCTGAGAGAGATTAGAGACTTCAGTTATCCAATGTCTCTGCTCTTTTAGACTATTGATTAGATATTCTAGACCGTCAGTTTGCTGAGGTATTCCCATACGCCGAAGACTTTCATTAACCAAATGATTGTGGCTACAACCGCTATGATGTTAATGAATACTATGAACTTGGAGTCTATATAGGGAGGACCATATTTATTTACTAACATAACTAACGCGCCTACTACGAGTAGAACGATTATGATTGTTAGTAACGGCATTGTCTTTTCCTTAATGGTGCCCCAGGTCAGATTCGAACTGACACTGTATGGATTTTAAGTCCACTTTCTCTACCAGTTGGAATACTGGGGCATCAGTGGTTTACTTTCCCATTGCACTGTTTAGAACAGAAAACCAAACCAGTCTTTCTGGTTCTTATCTCCCGCTGTATTTCTTTACCACAATAACCACAATATCTAGTCTCTGTTCTTCTACCTTTAGCTAGATGCTTTGTAGTTTTTGCAGTATTTTCTGCTCTAGTTAAGACCTGTAGATTGGACATTTTATCATTAGTTTTGTCCTCATCTTTGTGGTCTACTACTTCATGACTCTTAACTTTAGAAAGCATTAGGTATCTTGCATAGGTAATGGTGCTCTTACTACCATCATCCTTAACAATAACCATAAACTTTCTCTGGTCAGGGAATCTTATGTATGGTCCTAGATACCGCACACTAGATAATCCCGTTAAGGATAATCGAGGAGTTCGCGGTTGTTACTGTCTCTCTCAACTTTCTCAATGCAGCAGTTCTATCTGCACTGGCTGGACATTCTTCAAAGATTAGATAAGCTAGCTCTTTAGCTTTCTCTCTAATCATTTGCATTTGCTTGATTTGAGTTTCGTTTGGCGCGTGATAGGTAAATGCTTCTTCTACTTTTGTTTTGTCCACTTTTTCTGTCCTTAAAGGAATTGCACCACTGAAGGGAGCGATTACTTTCTTCTCTGTTACTACCCGCACTTCAACTAAATGAAAGTCTGGATTGGTCATTAGCTTCTCAACAAAAGGATTAGCATAGTTCAAATCACTAAACCTTTTATTCAGAACTGTGTAACCGTCAGAGTAATATACAAGAACATACTTTAACTTTGGTGCTAAATGACCGTATGATATTTGATTATCCATATTACCTCAAAAACGAACTGTTCTTTTATTATCCTGGAGAACAGAAAAGAACCAGTTGTCCCTAATCCTATTTAGTCTAATGCTGGCTCCCCAGCTGCAACACTAAACCGATTCAGAAAGGGAACTCTCTGACTACTCCGCTACTGTTGGCAAGGCGGAATAATCATCAATCTGATTAACCGGCTTGTTGTTGTAAGTTCCCCGCACCCAATGAGCAAGAAACTTCTTCCCAATCATTGTCCCCTTCGACAACTTAACCGAAAAGGATTTATCGGGATTCTGAGGAAAGCCACAGGCTACGAGAAGTGGCGCTGCCATTACCGGCATCTTCTCACTGAAATAGATAAAGGGATTCTCAAGCCCCTTTAAGTCTCCAGCAAAAACACGCATTGTGATATGCAGATTCTTAGAGTCTCCCGCTTTGGAATCCTCTACTGCAAAATCAACAATCTCTGTCGGTAGCCAAGACGGAGCATCAACAAGTCTATTCTTGCTAATGTCGTCTGCTGTGATTCCCCAAACAATGCTGTCGTCTGCCATTTGCTTTACCTCTTTTGTTGTTAAGTGAGGGTCTTCACTTTATTATCCCTGTCCTCGGAATTGAGTGACTAGAGATAATCTTTTATTTCTGAATTTTAATAATGGTATCATTGCATGTATCTCTAAGGAGTATAGTCAACCTGAGATACTCCGCTTTATCAGCAGTCTTTAACTTATTTGCAATGAACTCAATGTATTCAATGAAGTCCATTATAGATACTCCTTTACTAAATCATAAAGGTTCTTGTTCGTGTAATCTATCTGGCTTGGAATTTTTAAAGCTGTCTTAGCCTCTAAGTAATCTTCGCATGGATTAGTATAGACTGTGCGACGGATTACTTCTTTACCCATACTATCCGTATCTACTTTATAATCGAAGAACCAAACTTCGTCAAAGTAAGTAGGGATAATGGATTCAATCTTAGGACCAAAGGTTGTAATGGAAGTATACTTGGTAGACTTCTTTTTATCTATTGCAGTTCTGCTAACCGGGTGGGCAGTAACAAAGAGATTACACTTCAAAGACTTCAATGTCTCTAGGAGAGTGGAGATAATCATTGCTTCTCCATTGAACTCATCCCATGAAGGAACCATTACTCCACCTGTTGTAACCTTTGCACCTTTAGATTCGTCAGAACCTTTTAGAGAAGACCAATCTGCCCAGCTTCCCTTTACTAACATTTGCATTACTACAACTGTAGTGGAAAGGGAAGTAATACCATCTACAATAACATTGTTATATGGATTGTATGATACTAGAGCATTGACTTGTGGTTTGAAATGGGACCAGAAGTTTTTTGGGTGGATGCTTTCAACAACATAGTCTCCATCTTTAACTCTATCTGGATACCATTCGATGATTGGTTTATGTCTTTCATCGAAGTCAAAAACAATAGTCTTACCGGGCCAAGATGAGGCAGCAATAGTCTTACCTCTACCTGTTGCTCCAACAAAAAGTCCTCGAAAAAACTTTTCATATGACACGTTATTAAGATTTGGCATATTCATCCTCTGATATAAGAATATCTATTGGTTCACCTGGTGCTACTCTTATATATTGTGTTGTAGGTAATTCTCCACCTTCAAGTATAATTACCTTTTCCTTTATCTGAACTGTATCAACGACAAGTCTATCTATCTTGATACGTTCACCTTCTGAGTTGTATCTATCTACTAATACAATCATACAGCTAATACTATCCTTCCATCTTCAATGACAGCAACAAAAGCGTTCTTGCCTAATCCCTTTGCGTATTTAACTGTCCAACAACCACCTGATTTAATATGCTCGTCTGTCTTACAGTGATAGCAATACTTCTCAAATCCTCTAACTCTATAGCCGGGTGGTAATTCTTTTACTGTTATACAGACTACTACGTTTGAAGTCTCAGCTATCTGGATATTTCTTTTCTTATATCCTTCCCAGTTTCTAGTCTTAGGAAGGAACTCGATAAAGGGAATACCTTGTTTCGTAGCTTCTTCTCTAGCCCATATATCAATACCACCTAAATGACAACCGCCTGACACTACTCTATCGTGTCTATCTATTAGAGTCTTGATAGAGTCTCTTGCTATCTTCTCTGTTTCCGATGTAAACTTAGCCGCTTCCGAACCTACTATTCCTATGTTAATCATAGATTATCCCTTCTATCTACAGGATTAGTAGTGCCAATAATAGGCTGAAGCCTGTTCCTAATCAGATTAGTTGCGTATCTAATTCTTTCCTTTCTAGAAGAATCAATCATTGGTGCATTGAGTATAGTATCAATCTCTCTACAAAGGTTCCAGATTTCTTCTGCTTCTTTTATAGTAAGGATATTCCTCACCTACATCCCCTTTGGCAATACACTATTCAATAGTTCGTCAATAGAGCTGGAAACTACTTCTTTCTTCTGTTTCTCTTTCTTAAAGCGGGCCGGCGTTTTAGTGCAATCATCACAATGAGGTCTTACAACAATCCTTTCACCATGCTTTAGCTTTACTAACCTCATGACAAAGGGACTATCGCAACGATTACATTCAGATAGCTTACCTTCTACTAACTCTACTCTAACGTGATGAGTGCAATCCTGTTTAATACAGATATAAACAAGATATGGAGGAACATCTTTCTTTCTAGCTAAATCCTTTAGCCGATACTTGTGTATGTGTTTATTCGCCATTAGTTGCTACTTCACTTTCTATCTCTATTTTGTTACCAACGTCCCATCGCTTTCCGATATGGAAATGGTCTTCTATCTTCCTTGCCATTTCCTCATCGTTTTCCGAATTACAGATACGATTGTATTGACACTTTACACATTGAGTAACCCCCGCGGGTGGAGTCTTCAAATGTGATTGAGGCCAAATGTTCTGTTGTATACTGTAATCCAGAATCTTTGCCCAGATGATTGTGTTCTTTAACCATCTTTCTTTAACACCATCACCAATAGGAACTGCTACTCGTCTAAACTTCTTTTCTGGTTCGTAAGACTTTTGCATTCCTATTTCGTTAATGAATACCATGTTGAGTTTCTTAGCAACAGAGTATCCGATTAACTGGTTATCTAATCCAATGTAATCCGCTTTCATCGCACGGAACTTGTGGTCATAGATTGATGGACCTATTACTGGAAACTTAGCGTCCAAATCTATCTTGCCTTCATATAGAATGATTAGTTCTTCATCCTCATGAATGACAAAGGAAAATGATTCCTCGACTCCCAGAATCTCTATCCCATCATACTTATAGAACTCAGAGTATTGATGGAATGTTTTGATTGTCCATTCAGCCAGAGCTAGGTCAATATCTAAAGTTAAGTAGTGTTCTCTACCTACAATAGTTGCCTGCTCAACAGCATCATTCCAGTCAAAACCTTTCTGGAGTAATTTGTAATAAGTTTCCAGTAGAGTGTGACCTAAATCGCCACGCTTTAATGGTGTTCCTACCTCATTTGGTCGCCAGTTCTTTACAAAGTTTAAGTAAGTATAGAACGGACACTTTTGAATTGCATCTAGGATTTGTGAATCAAGTGCTAGGATACGTTGTTCGGCCATATAGTATCTTCTACTTTAACTAGAGTAATAGGAACTACTAATACCCCTTTGGTTGGTTTATTTGCCTTATTGGTTACAGCTTCCTTTGTATCTTCTATGGACTCATAACCAAAAGCATAGAGTCGAATAATAGTATGCTCACCGCTTACAACGTCCCAAACAGTGTTCATCTTTATCCTCTGACTTTCATAATCACTAAAGTGATATATCTACAGTTGGACGGAGCACACTATAGTATAGCACATTTAGGGTAGGCTTGTCAAGTGGCTTTGCTTCACCAATTAGAGAGTATACTAACTATTGTGTTTAGGTATTGAACTAATAAAGTCATCATATAATTTATGATACTTATCAAGTTTTGATTGTGTAGTTTCTATTCTAACAGGGTTTTTGGAATCGCAAATGAGTGTCTCTTTTGATTTGCACTTCTCCACCTGCATATTGGACCGCAATACTTTGAGCCTTTCCTTTTCGATTTGTCTATTTCTTTTAGACATTGCAGGCAAAAAGTTGCTTCCTTTTTTACAGGCCACTTTATTTTTTTCATTTCTTAAATCCTTACTGTGTAAAACAATGGTTTGATTTGGCAGGTTGATAAAGGAGTGGCTTCCATAAATCACTTTAGTTATTTTATTGGAAGCCATAGATTACCTATTTATATTGTATCATAAGCGTGTATACTCTGTCAAGTGTGTCACCCATAGGCTACACTTTGCCCCTAGAATGCCCCTATACACGCCTCTGGTAAGGTTTCAGGCGTTTTTATAGCAACCCAGTATAAGGATACTATGGACTATGGCGTAAGCGTGTAGAGAGCAATAGATAAAGAT